AAATTCACTAAATCGGGTAGAGAAAAGGTTCTTAGGATTCGCGAAGAAAGGAAGAAAGCTGGGTCTACACCAGAAGACACCACCACAAGCCCAGAATCAATAAATCCTGGGCTTATATTAGGAGGTGAGTTTGAAAATGTTGCATCTGGTGAACAAATATTATTAGGTATCGATAAAGAATTGCCGGATGAAACACCTGGCAACGGCGCTGTACTTGGATTGCATGAGACGGTTAATTTAGCTACAAATAATATCAAAAATGCCGGTCAAATCTTGGCCAGCGCAACAGCGCCAAATATAGTGCTCCCAGGCAAAACTTCTACTAAACCAGCATTTTCACCAGAAGAACCAGCGGCCATGGTGGGCTAATGGCAAAAAGGGAGCCAATAGCTCCCTTTTTTTAAACCAAGCCCGAGGATGTATTACAGCCCGTTTGGTACGATAACATAATGAATAAGCAAGACAATAGCCAGCGAAGCGCATAACCCGATCATCATCTTACCAAAGTCTTTCACTAGGAATGGAAAGACACTACGTGTTTTTTCCTTACCAATAAAGGATGCAATAGCAAACTCGCGCCCAGCCAACATACCGACAAACACCCACGTGGTCGACATTGGGATGTCATTAAGTTCTTTGAAGAAGTATAAGATAACAAGATACACTAGATCAATAATAGTCGCGCTTCGGACATAACGAGTATTATGCTTTTCCAATACGATCTTTTGGATCTTACCACCACCTTCACGGAACATGAACCAAAGTCCGCCGACAAAAACCACACTGATCATTAACATTAAATCTATAGTCATTTCGCGTGGTAGGAACACGGCAATATTCGCCATGTCATGGCTTAACCAAGTCCACCATAAGAAACCTGTTGTCACCCATTGGGCTACTCTCCAATAAGTCTTATGGTCTTCTTTGACTGGTTTTGCTTCATCCATACAACGACTTATAACATACCAGATAGAGTAGGCGGCTGTTGCAGCCACTACATACCCCATCATAGATTTGATAAGCATTTGCTCAAGGACAAATGTAGTGGCGAATGCGCTCAGAACTAAGAAGCTTGTGGATACAGGCACACCGATTCTTGTTAATAGTAACAACACCAATGGCGCCATTGCGTGATACCAATGAACACCTTCGAATGGTATCTTGTTCAGACGACCATAAGTTATATCGCCATGCATGATATATCCATACCACAACGCCCACAATAAGACTGCTGAAGCAGCAGCCCACATAATTTTCCAGTTAAACTTTTCATTGTTACTCGCGATCCATGTACCCAAAGTCTGTACTGAATCATTAGCAATAACAGCATATGCTGCCAGGAGGAACCCAATAGCGCTCCATAAAGTCAGTGCTTCCATTTTTATAATCCTTTTGTTTGCTTGATGGCTTTACCCCATCGCTCACAAACGCCATTTATTCGAATGTTTATCTATTCGCCGACTACTACACTGCGTTCTTCAACGGTAGTTTCAGGTACACTTTCAGTTTTGTTGTAATTGAATAAGGCGACGAAAACTATAAAGCATACAGCCGTAACCAGTAAGGTTTTATTAATAGTTGTTTTTTTCATATTATTTCCTTTATGTATATAAAAAAGGAGAGAGTCTAAGACTCTCTCCTCATAGTTTAGTCGTTAGCTAGATTCTTAAAGAAAGCCAATGATTCGTCATCTTCATCGTCATTAGATTGTTGGTATGAAGAAGCTGAAGCCATAGGCGTCGCCTCCGCTACTTGTTGAGGGGTGTCATTCCAAGGGAGTGACTCCGCTGATACTGCAGCAGGGGATACAGGAGCACTAGCTACTGGCTGTGGTGCGGCGTGTGGTTCTGCACCCTCACCAAGAACTCGAGCTAGTTTGGTCTTCAGTTCAGCATAGCTCTTGAAGTTATTAGGATCAATGATCTCAGCTAGTGAGTGTTCTTTTTTCCAAACAGCTTCAAGTTCTGAATCATCTTCAAGTAAAGGAGATGCAGAATCAAATTCGGATTTATCGTAGTTACGATATCCCTCGACCTGTCGAATCTTGAGTTTGAAGTTAGCGCCAGCCCAAAAATCAAATGGGTTGATAGCTTGTTCGTCTTCAAACTGAGGATTCATAGCTTCGTTCAATTTATCAAAGATCTTTTTACCATAACGATATAGAAGGACTTTGCCTTCATTAGCAGGATTACCAGGATCTTGCACAACATAGATGTTTGAGTAGAATTGTAGACGACGCTTTTGTTTGCGGGCGATATCCTTATCCGATTCAATACCGCTGTTCCACAGTTTACTGTTATATTGTGAAACAGGATCGTCTTGGCCTAGAGTGGTCAAAGACTTCTCGATATACCAACCGCCTGGACCTTGGAAACCATGATCAAAGACACGAACAAATGGAACATCCTCATTAGCAGGCGCTGGTAGAAAACGAATTACAGCGTAACCGTTTCCTGCTTTGTCTACTGTTGGTTTCCAGAAGTTCTCATCACCTGATTTGGATTCACCGCCCGAGACGGAAGCTAACTTTGAAGTAAGTTGATCGAGTGTTTTTTTGCCAGAGTTGGCTTTGAGTGTAGAAAAATCTAACATATATATATTCTCCGTATTTGCGTTGTATTTGCGTTATATTACAAGTTTACCAGCCCTTTGCGAACTGATAAGTATTTATACCCTGTTTTCGTATTAAAGTCAAGTGTTAATTGTAATAATCTACAATTATTTTTTTAATTTCTACACGGTCAGTTTTAATAAATGGCGTGTATTTCCGAAACTTCATTTTTAATTCCTCATAGATCAAATCATACTGTAATTTGGAATTCCAATGTTTAGAAGCTTTGGATAACTCTAGAAGTAAACATATAGTTTCTAGAGTTATTTCACCACCCAGATACGCTCTCAGCAGTATTGGGTGTTCGTTGGCTTTGATAATAAAATTATCATCAAAACTTTGATGTAGTTTAGCTAAGTCTTGTTTTACTGTGTACTTCATTGATTGTTGGATCTTCAACCACTTGATATACGTTTCATTAGCAGCATCACTATAAGAAATGTCTCTTATCCATAGTTTAGGGTTTTGGGAGAGATTAGACACAAGCAATCCATATGGATCATCGTGCTTGGCTAATTTCTCAAAAAACAACTTATCATTCCTCTTAATGAACGAAGATTCTTTAACCCTAACTTTACCGTTATACTTGAAGAAATCATATCCGTCTTTAGTGAAGTGATTTTTCATAGCTAAGTATATTTGATAGGATTCGAATCCGGTCATATTGGTAATTGTGCCCCTCTTTTGAGAACATTAATATCTTCAGCCTCGGCCTGGATCTTAGATTTGATAGTTGGGTTCCTTTTCACCCAGTAAGCAGCAGTCTCAATATCTAGATTGTTTTTCTCACACCAATGCACTACTGAATCGATGTACCCTACACCTGTCTCATTATTAATTCTCTCGATCTCAAGAACAAATAAATTCTGATCGTAAATAACTGTTTCGTCTGGCGTTAGATCTAATTGCATTATTATACTACTCCTGTCATGAGATTATAAGTTATTGGGGTCGTGGTAGTTGTATCGTGGTAATCACCACCTACACGGTAATTCCGAGTCACAACTTCCCGTACTAGCATATCGCCCTTTTTACGATATGTAATAATCTCCCTTAGAATGACGCCGACGTTGTCACTATCTAATGCGTCTTTAAATGGTCCATTTTCGATTTTCATTTTTAATAATCCTCAATTGTTATGTAGTTTCTACTGCAGTAACCGTTAAAATCTGTTGTTGTTGCTGAGCCATAAGAACCCATGTTATAGAAAACGATATGATCGCCTGGCATTAAACCCAATGGCATGTCTAATTCATACGGCATCACATCATCCGAATCACATGTCGGTCCGAATATTGATCTAGGCCGAGTGTTTGTTGTGGTTTTTGGATTACCTTCATGATCAACGACTTCGAATTTAGGGATTAACTTGAGGGTTCGACACTCTTCAAAAGCTCCATACTTGCCATCATTAATATAGATTCTACCGTCTTCCTTGATAGCCTTGACTTGTGTGATCAAACTAACACATGATGCTACCATACCTCTCCCTGGCTCGCATATCAAATCAGGCGTCCATCCGCTCTTTGATAGTTCCGCTGTAGTGCCTTCGATCTTTGACATATACTGATCGAATGTGTCAACTTCTTGTGACGGAAATCCTATAGGAAACCCACCACCAACATTCATTCTCTTGACATCATATACGAGGCCGGAAGAGACAACAATATCTCTTGCAGTTTTCATATATATCGCAAATGTTTCTGCTCGTTTACATTGGGACCCAGGATGCGACGTAATTGCAAGCTGGAAACCAAGATCTGCAGCACTCTTTAGAAGCGAAATAGACTTATCAGCATTCGCTCCAAATTTAGTACTGAAATCGTACCCAGCGGCGTCCGGAACGTATACGTAGAAACGAATAGTGGCTTCGACCTCCCTGGTTGATATTCCAGTATCATCACAAGCCTCTGCTAATTTAAAAAGCTCTGAATAAGAATCAATTACGAATGATCGGACTCCTAATGATAAAGCGCAAGAATTTTCATAATCACTCCTGATGGGATTGTTGTAATGCATATCAGGTGCGGTATAAAAACCCATATCAGCTGATAGGTTTTTAGTGAGTTCAATTTCTGCTATCGAAGCTACATCGAATCCTTTAATGCCTAGATCCAAAAGCTTTTCTAGGATTAATGCATGTGGGTTAGATTTTACAGCAAATGTAACCATCCCGTTGAAATTGTCATTAAATTCATTATATGTTTTCTCTAGTTCCATTGGATCAAAAACATATAACGGCTCTTCCGTTGGGTGTGTTTTAATGATTTCTTGTATGGTGTTTCTCATTACGGGCATTTCGGTCATCTAAATTCCCCCTTGTTGGATATAATAATAGTTTCAGTCATTAATTTTTGACTCGAACTCGGACAGCCTTTTATAAACAGAAATTACTTCTACAATCTGCGTCCAACTTCTCACTACATACTGGAGGCTTTCCGCAACTTTACCGAAAGCCCTTGATGTTTGTGACACAACACCGAGAGTGATCGCGCCCGTTACAATAGTTGGCGCCAAAGCAACATATGGTACGATTACCATACCTTGGATATATGACCATTTTGCAATATTGAAGTAGAAGTAATGCATATATGAACGGAAGTGTATTTTCTTTACATCTCTGAATAGGAAATCTACATCAGCTTTCTTCGCTCTGGTCGAATCATCTTCACCAATTACTAGCTCTTTGCGGTAAGCAGCCTCGGCTTTTTGAATATCATATTCAATTCCAGGAAGCTTGTGTCCAACCAATGTCAGCACTACAGTGCCACCGAGAGCAGTGAGAATCACGACCCAAACTAGGGATTGACTAACCTCGCCTACGATCGGCAGGACAGTAATCTTTTCGGATAACACCCAAAGTACAGGTATAAAAGCACCAAGCATCAGAATAGATTCGAGCAGTCCGATACCAAGAGATTCTGTGATACGAGCAAACTTTAGTGTGTCTTCTTGTAAGCGTTGGCTTGCGCCTTCTACCTTACGCGCTTTCGCCCAGTTGGCAAGATAGTATTCTGCCATACTTTGTCTCCAACGAAAAGTCCAGTGATTCACCAAGAAGCCGTTGAACACTGTATTGATGATCACATATACACCTGCAATAGTAAAGAAGGTAATTAACTGTGAATTGAATTCACCCAGAGAAACAGCATTTGGTGCTGAGAGAGCTTTTTGTAAAAGATCGTAGAATGCACCAAACCATTCATTAATCATGACGTCAAGCCTTACGATGGTGTACACAGCAGCCACAATAACAATCGTACCGCCAATCGACCATGGCCACCATTTCTTATCTGTAAAGAACTTTAGCATCTTCATTCCTTTAATAAATTATAATCTATTATACGTTATTAAAACAATAAAGTCAAGCATTAAATTAAAAAAAAGCACCACTTAATTAAGTGGTGCTTTCACATAAAGTTTTAAAAGTATTTTATACTACCAAGAAGTACAAGACACTTACCGCCGCGATTCCAATTGATCCAACATTTAAATCTTTGCGCTTTCCACTCAGGAATTTAATCACAACGTGCGCGATAAAACCAAGTGCAATACCATAAGCGATACTAAATGTTAGAGGCATGATAATAGCCGCTAGAACAGCTGGCGCATATTCACTAACGTCATCCCAATCAATATCTTTGATATTCTTCAAGAAGTATGCCGCAATGAACACAAGCGCAGGAGCCGTCGCAAAAGCTGGGATACTTTGAGCCAGCGGCGCGAAGAACAAACATAGAGCGAATAATACAGCTACTACGACTGCAGTTAACCCAGTACGCCCACCTTCTTTAACTCCAGCACCAGATTCGATGTATGAAGTGGTGTTACTGGTGCCGACTAGAGCGCCGACAGTAGTTGCTACCGAGTCAGCTAGTACAGCTTTATGTACATCTTTGACAGTTCCATCTTTATTGACTTTTCCTGTCATGTTGGCCACACTTGTGAGTGTACCAGCTGTATCGAAGAAGTCCACGAACAAGAACGCAAATACTACACCAATAAACCCTGATGTGGCGATCAAGCTAAAGTCCATGCTGAAAGCATGCACAGGGCTTGGGATACTACCAACAATACCATTGATTTCCGAAATACCGAAGATCCAAGCCACAAGACTCGTCAACATCACGCCAATAATAATAGCTCCAGGGATCTTACGTTTATCAGCAATTGCCATGGTTGCAAAACCAAGTCCAGCTAGGAGAACTGGCCAGCTTGAGATGTCACCCAGACCCACTAGCGTTGCTGGATTGTCTACGACCACACCAGCGTTCTTAAGACCGATAATAGCTAGGAACAAACCAATACCAGCACCAATACCATACTTCATGGATTTTGGGATACCATTGATCATGTGTTTCCTCACCGGTGTCACACTAAGGATTACGAACACCAGTCCTGCAATGAATACCGCCGCGAGCGCTTGTTGATATGTGTAACCCATACCAAAAATAACACCAAACGCAAAGAATGCGTTCAACCCCATACCAGGAGCTAGAGCAACAGGCCATTTTGCATATAGACCCATAATAAGTGTACCGACAACAGCGGCGATAATAGTAGCTGTAAATACAGCACCGAACTGCATACCAGTGCCTTCGGTTGATAGAATGGCAGGATTGACTACTGTGATATATGCCATAGTCAAAAACGTGGCCAGACCAGCCATGACTTCAGTTCTTACATTACTGCCACTTTTAGCAATACCGAAGAACCCGTCAACTTTTTCAATAAAATTTTTAATCATTTTTTCCCTTTCAATGGAAGTGTTTGAGTATTTTCTGATCAGAAAACCCCACCAGTTCTGTTGCTAGGTCTGGTGGGCCACCCCGAACTATGCTACCTAAGCAGCCATAGCCATAGTTTGATAATTGTCATTTGCAATTATAGTTTTTCTTCGCGGTAACGGCGCTTAGATCCCGATAACTAAACTTTGTAATTAACACACGTCGAATCCCTTTCATCCCCGAAATAAAACACATATTTAATACGCGCTTTATGGTGGAGATGTCGGCATCGAAGCCGAGTCCGTGATATCTCATACATCGCCTAAATTAACTATCAATCGTTATATTTTTGATAGTATTCTTTATTTATTCCCTCTTACTGGTATCAGGACAGCGAACTTTTTCTTCGTCTTTAGTGTCGATGCCTCGTTCATCACGTTCGTATGCTAGAAGAGCTGGTCGAGGTTTGTCATTGTAACGCCGCTTTCGGCAGTAACCCGACCAATGATAGAGCAAGTTTCGCCCTCAGATCNCAATATCTCCAACGCTTTTTCCGCATCAGTTTCTGCGACCACCGCTACAAAACCTATGCCACAGTTGAATGTACGGGCCATTTCCTTGGCTTCTATGTTGCCAGATTTGTGCAACCAGGAAAAAACGGCGGGTGCTTGCCAAGCCGCGCAATCCACCTCGACACCTAAACCTTCTGGTAAAACACGAGGGATATTCTCGTAAAACCCGCCACCGGTGATGTGAACGAAGCCCTTTGAAAGATTGTCTGCAAGCAGCGCCAATGCGGCTTTTACGTAAATCTTGGTAGGGGTGAGCAAAGCTTCACCGATGCTTTGGCCGTCCTCGAAAGGACAAGGGGAGGCAAAGGACAATCCTTCATCCGCCACGACAGAACGGACCAGAGAAAAGCCGTTTGAATGGACACCTGAAGAAGCGAGGCCGATTAAGACATCTCCTTCTGCTATGGTTTGGCCAGTTAGAAGCTTGTCTCGCTCTACAGCACCCAGCGAAAAGCCAGCAAGATCGTAATCTGCGTCTTGGTAGAGCCCAGGCAGTTCAGCTGTTTCACCACCGATCAGTGCACAGCCTGCTTCTCGACATCCAGCAGCTATGCCAGAAATAACGGCTTTGGCTTCCTCAACTTCCAACTTTCCAGCGGCGTAATAATCCAGGAACAACAGGGGTTCCGCACCTTGGACAACTAAGTCGTTGACACACATGGCAACCAGGTCGATGCCAACAGTATCGTGTTTGCCGGTCTCTATTGCGATCTTGAGTTTGGTTCCAACGCCGTCGTTGGCGGCGACCAACAAAGGATCGCTGTATCCGGCAGCTTTCAAATCAAAAATACCACCAAAACCGCCGAGATCAGGGTTTGAACCCGGACGACTGGTTGACTTGGCCATAGGGCCAATGGCTTTTACAAGATCATTACCGGCATCAATATCGACACCTGAGTCTTTATAGGTTCTCGGATGGCTGGAATTGCTCATTGGCGATAAACTGTCAATCGTTATATTTTTGATAGTATTCTTTATTTATTCCCTCTTACTGGTGACAAGATAAACTGATCACAGTCTTTTTCTGGGTCACCGTAGATTGGTTTGTGACACCCACCACACTGTATTTTGTACATTTTATCTGTGGTTTCGTGTATCACTTTTCGGTCACACTTATCGCACATTCTGTTTATCCATAGCCGAGATGAGTCTAGTTAGTCCAATACCACCACCAACTCTAGGGAAGAAATCAAACTTAAAGAACTCTTCAAGTTCAGCCTCAACTCTGTCCTTACCGAACAATGAGAATAATAGATTCGAGTACGCGCCGTCTGTGATAGTGTAGAAAGTGTCGCGCATTTTATCTATATCTGAACTCCGTTCAGCACTACCAATTGTTTCCATACCACCAAGGATAACATCAATCTTTTTACTGTATTGGGTCTTACTTTGGAAGATATTGTATCTACTCATATTCCAAAATGGGCTTGTGGACTCTGGGAAGTCAGTGATCATTGTGCTACCGAAATCATTAAACATAGTTGTCTCGTGTCCAGCTTCAATCTCGCCCTCTATACCATAGTGTTCTTGCCATTCAACATACCTTTTTTCTGTAGGCTTATCAAATCCTAAGTATTCCACCAATTCATATTCCATTTCCTTCAAATCATAAATACCGCCTGGCATTTCAAATTCGAACATCGGGAAAATAGTATCGTGTCTGCCAGGGATAGCGTTAGGCTCTTGGCGGTATGAGGTACTGACACAAAAAAAGCCTTTTGAAGAAGGCTTGGACAATAATTCGTGCTCTAACCACATCTGGCCGGTTTGCGGTAACGGCCAAACTTTACCCTCATAGTTATAAGTAGCGACGTTGAATGGGTCTTCGCAAGCAGCTAGAATGCTAAGACGATTTTGAGTGTGAACTTCTTGAAAACCTTTTTTTGCAAAAAAAGAACGAAGAAGATTTGTGGCGTTAGTGAATTTTTCTGGATCAATCAATTGTGTCATAGGTCATATTTACCTTTGTGGTAATTACCCCTTCGAAGCGGGGATTAATATATTTATATTATCATCATACAAATAGTGAGTAATTATTCACAAACCCCACTAACACACCCGAAGAATAATAGTATTCTCGTTGAGTCTATAAGCTAGGTTTGTTTCTTTATCCATCTCGTCCATGAGATTTCGGAGCACTACCTTACCACCCTTCAGCGCTCTACTGATAAAATGTTCTGCTTTTCTACCAGTTCTCTTAGTCTGGGAATTTTCAACATCATAATTAATTAGGCTTGTACCTTTGACTTGAATGCCATCATGATTCATAGCACGAATAACAGTGATAGTTTTATATTTC